AACTAAGACAGGCGATTATTCAGCCGCAACCAATACAGGCAATCGGTCATCCGCAACTAATACAGGCGATTATTCAGCCGCAACTAATACAGGTTATCGGTCAGCCGCAACCAATACAGGCAATCGGTCAGCCGCAACTAATACAGGCGATTATTCAGCCGCAACCAATACAGGCAATCGGTCATCCGCAACTAATACAGGCGATTATTCATCCGCAAATGTAGAAGGGCTAGAAAGCGTCGCAATATCTGTCGGTATCGGCGGCAAAGCAAAAGGAGCAAAGGGATGTTTCCTCGTGCTTGCCGAATGGGAACAAAACAACATAGAGGGTCGGCATCGAAAAAATGTCAAAGCTGTGAAAGTGGACGGCAAAAAAATCAAAGAGGATACTTTTTATATCCTCAAAGACGGTAGATTCGAGGAGGCAACCGATTGAAAATGAATCCAGCAATAAAGAGAATGGCAGGTTGGGCGCTGGGGTGGGCAGGAAGCTTTGCCATATATCTCTACGCCCGAGAGGAAGCGTTGGTATGGCGCGGATACGAAGCGGTAGGAGGGGAGATATTGCTGCTCTTTCTGCCGATCGTGACTAAAATAATCGTCCAAACTGCGTCAGAATGGCGTGAACTGTTTTCAAGCGATAAAAAATCGTCCCAGCAGGAGGGTGACCTGACAGAGGGACGATGTGACTCAATGATCGTATCTAATATACCACAAAATGGCGGAAAAGTCAAGGGGGTATAGAGATGTATAAATGTCTGGACTGCGGATATGTGTTTAAAACCCCGAAGCAATACAAAGAATGTCATGACGACAGAACCGGACTGTCAGAGAAATATTATGGCTGCCCCCGATGCGCAGGGGCTTATGATCTAAATAAAAAATAATGGAGGTAAAACAATGAATGAGATAATGAGCACATCATCAAATAATCAATTAGGCATGGTAGAGGAGAGTAGACAGTTATCCGAAATAAAGGCCAAGATATTTTTGGCAAAACAGTTTCCGCGCGATGAGCAAAAGGCAATTGACAGAATCTTGATGGAATGTAAACGACCCCAGCTTGCGGAATCAGCAGAATATGTATTTAACCGTGGGCAATCCGAGGTAAAAGGCGCAAGTATTCGGCTGGCAGAGGTAATAGCAAGACACTGGGGCAATTTTGAGTGCGGTGTAGTTGAACTGGAGCAGAGGGACGGCGAGAGCACCGTTAAAGCATATGCCTGGGATCTGGAGACAAATGTTAATGATGACAAAATATTTACGGTATCCCACATACGCGAAACGAAAAAGGGATCGTATAGACTAACTGACAGCCGCGACATATACGAAAAGGTGGCAAATGACGCGGCGAGAAGAAAACGCGCCTGTATCATGACGATAATACCAGGGTACATATTTGACATGGCACTGGACGAATGCTCCAGAACATTGCACAACAACATTAAGGGCGACAAAACGATTGAAGAGACGCGCGAACAGATGTATACAGCGTTTCAGGAAATCAAACCGGACATTACAAAAGAGCAGTTGGCGGAAAAAGTCGGTAAGGAATTTGAAAAACTGAGTGTGCAGGACATTGTAAAAATGCGGAATCTATACAATGCCATCAAAGATGGATTTGTGAAAGTGAGCGTTGCGTTCGGGGAAGAGACTGAGGAACTGCCAACATTGGAGGAAGACAAGGAACTTGAGCAATTAAACGCCGAGATTATGGGGGCACAGTCATGAATTTCGTGTTAACGGATGAAAATTATTATTCGCGCGAGGCAGATATGGCATATATGAGTTGTTCACAGTTTCAGGGATTTGCGGAGTGCGAAGCCAAAGCCCTGGCTAAATTACAGGGGCGTTGGACAGATGAAGAAAAAGAAGCGTTTTTGGTAGGGAATTATTTTCACTCATATTTTGAATCACCAGAGGCGCATAAGAAATTCTGCGATGACCATTTTGACAGCATATTTAAAACAAAAGATGTCACGATTAAAAGGGCGACAAAAGACCGACCAGCAATCAAGGAAACGGTGATAACTGGGAAATATGCTCCATACGAAATGGCAGATAAGATGATAAGATGCGCTGAATCAGACCCAGTAATCAAGCGATTTATAGACATGGATGGTAATTGCGAACAGTTCATGACAGGTGAGGTGTTTGGTTTTCCCTGGCGAATGAAAATGGATAAATATATGCCGCAGAGCAGAATGATAATTGACTATAAAACGGTAGCAAATATCCGCGAGACGAAATATGATCCCGAAAAAGGTGGGCGCGTTACCTTCGTCGAGGGATATGGGTACATATTCAGGGCGGCGGTGTACTCGATGATCGAGTGCCAGAATGTAACGGGAGAGACATTTTCCACATTATACAACAGACTGAAAAGCGGCGAACTTAGCCTTCCAAATTTTGTTCTGATTTGCATCTCAAAACAGGATTATCCCGACAAGGAGCTTGTAAGGCTGAATCACAAGCAGGCCTATATATACGAGCTGGAAGCAATGAAAGACAGGTTGTACCGCTACCAATCCATCAAAGAGGGCCGTGCAATGCCTAAGCGGTGTGGACTGTGCGACTATTGCCGAGCAACCAAGAAGATCACCGGCATAAAACCATATTATGAATTAAATCCAGAGTACAGAACGGAGAGGGAGGAGGATTATGCTCTACGAGAGGCGGAGGCTGTGGCTGAAACATAGGTACAGGGAAGAAATTAACGCCTGCCCTCTATGTGGAGCGTCAATCAGATGGGTCTACGACGGGAGCAGTTGGATACCATGCGATAAAGAGCCAGTGTATTATATGCGAGATCGTTGCAGCAGGGTATGTATCGTAAAGCGAAAAGAACTTATAGAAGGTGTCAAGATATACAATCCAACTATGAATATCCGACAATGCCAGATGGGTCTACTGCCGCATGTATATAGCTGCACAGAGACTAACAAAGAGTGGTGTCAAAAGTGATTGTAAAAGGCGAAATAACGGAATATGACGGCGAAGAAATAACGATCAAGGCGCGCTTTGACAATCCGTACCTGCTGGAACGTCGAGAAATAGAAGATGTGGAGATACGATTGAACGATGGCCGGACGATCAGCAATAAACAAAGGAGAAAAATATTTGCGCTGGTATCTGATATTGGAGAATACGTCAGCCGTATTAAAAACCGTGCGGAATACACGGAAATGTTGCGGGAACTGAAACTGCTGTATGTGATCGACGCGGCGGACAATGAACTGATACGACGGATGCTAACCATCAACTATTGTAGCCTATGTGACATTGACGTTTTCAGCCTGTCGGATTGCGACATGACGACAGCGAGGGAGTTTATCGACTGGATGATTGAAAAGTGCATCAGGTTTCGGATACCCTGCAACGACAGCCTGTTAGACCTGTGCGAAGACATAGGAAGGTACATGTATCTATGTGTGGCAAACCGTATCTGCTGTATTTGCGGAGGCAAGGCGGATATACACGAGGTTGAAAAGGTTGGCATGGGCGGAAATCGTCAGAAGATGCACCACGTGGGCCAAATGGTGCAACCTCTGTGTAGACTGCACCATATGGAGGAAGAGCAGCTAGGGCAAAAGGCGTTTAATGGCAAATACCATCTACAATCAATCAGGCTTGACAAAGAACTATGTAAAATTATCGGGTGGAAGCAATAGGAGGAATTATCTATGATAAACAAGGTGATACTGGAAGGCCGCTTGACGCGCGATCCAGAAACGCGGTACAGCCCAAGCGGTACGGCGGTGACGCGCTTCAATATAGCGGTGGATCGGCGGTATGTGAAGCAGGGAGAGGATAGGCAGACGGACTTTGTTGGCATTGTAAGCTTTGGCAAGACTGCTGAATTTGTCAGCAAGTGGTTTGTGAAAGGGCAAGGTATTGCAGTGGTGGGCAACCTGCAATCACGCCGTTGGGAGGATGAGAACGGTAAGACCAAGTATGGGATGGATGTAATAGCCGAGGAAGTGCATTTCACGGGCAAGAGACCAGATGATACAGGAGGGCCGCATGAAGCGTACAACAATGATGTATCAGATGATTATATGCCCGTTGGAGATGACGATTTACCGTTTTGAGAGGGGGCGGGAGTATGAGCATACTGGATTACATACCATACGGGGAGGAAAACGCAATATCGCGGGAAGATTTGAAGCAAATAACCGGACTGACAGACCGGCAGATGCGGAAAAAGATAGAGATTGCGCGAGAGACAACGCCGATCCTTAATTTTCAGGGCGGGAAAGGATATTTTATCCCGACTGAGACAGAGCAGCATTTGATAATTAAATGGCTTCGGCAGGAAACCAACCGCGCAAAGAGGATTTTTGACGGGATGCGCGGAGCTAGAAAGGCGGTTTGAGATGGCGAGAACACCAAAGGAAGGAATAGACTATTTCCCCTTTGATGTGAATTTTTTCTCGGATAGAAAGATCAAGATTTTAAGGGCGCGTTATGGGGCGGATGGAATCGAGTTGTATCTATACATCTTATGTGAAGTATACAGGGATAAGGGATATTACCTGAAAATAGACGACGATTTCTACTACACCGCCTCAGACGACCTCAATATGAATTATAAGAAAATAGGGCAGATCATGAACTTCTTGCTTGAACGGTCACTGTTGGATAATACACTTTTCAAGTCGGATAAGGTTCTAACTTCCCGCGGAATACAGAGTCGATTTCAACATGCCGTTAAATCCAGAGCAAACAAGAAGGCGGTTGAGGTCGATAAAAAAATGTGGCTTTTGGAAGAGGGCAAAACCGATGGCTATATTAAAGTTACAAAAAATCAGGATTTATCCGAGATTAATGATGATAAATCCGAGATTAATGCCCATTTATCCGAGGAAGAATCACATAAAGGAAAGGAAAGTAAAGGAAAGGAAAGTAAAGAAAAGAAAAATATATACGGCGAGTTTGGCAACGTCGCCTTGACCGAAGAAGAGTATGTCAAACTACAGACTGCTTATCCAGACTATCAAGAGCGCATAGAGAGGTTGAGCGCATACATAGCAAGCACCGGAAAACGATACAAAAGCCATTATGCGACAATCCTAAATTGGGCGCGCAAGGATGGCGGGAACCGGACGGCAAAACCCAAAGAAACGTCCTTTATGGATATAGATGTGGAGGGGTTGTTGTGACAATTGAAGAGACAAAGATTGTCTTGCAGATATTAAAGACCGCCTATCCGTATTTTTACAAAAATACAGGGGCAGATGAACTAAAACAGGCGTTGCTGCTATGGCATGAGATGTTCGCCGACGATGAACTGGAGGTCGTAAAATACGCCTTAAAACGTCTGATAGAGACCCATGAAAGCTATCCGCCAACAATAGCGCACTTGCGGCAGAAGATAGACGAGGTGACCGAGGCGGCGAACGGTGATCCAACGGATACGGAGCTGTGGGCGTTAGCGAGGAAAGCTATTGGGAACGGATATTACGGCGCAGAAGAAGAATACAACAAGTTGCCGCCTGTGGCGCAAAGATTCTTTGGCAGCCCAAGAGGAATCCGGCAGCTTGCGATGGCAGACCAGGACGTGATTGAGACGGTAACAAAGGGGCAATTCTTGAAACAGCTTCCCGTCTTGAAAAAACGCGAAGATGAAGTAAAACGGATGAACCCGCAAATCAGGGAGACAATCTCAAGGCTTGCAGAAAAACTGATGTTGAAGGAGGAAGAGGATGGGCCGGAAGAGCAGAGAGAAGGGTAAACGCGGAGAACGGGAGTTTGCAAAATACTGCCGTGAGCATGGATATGACTGCCGCAGAGGGCAGCAGTATAATGGCCTGGACGGGGATGATGTAGTCGGCCTGCCAAACGTACATATTGAGGTCAAGCGAACAGAACGGCTTAACCTGCGCGACGCGGTGAATCAGAGTGTGCGGGACGCGGACGGAAAATTGGCAATCGTCGCACATCGCAAAAACAACGAGGACTGGGTAATCATCATGACTGGTGAGGACTTTTTCCGGCTCTATGCAAAGAGCAGTTATGGAGGGGGCAATGAGCTTGACACATCTAAGTCTATTTAGCGGCATAGGCGGACTGGATTTGGCGGCTGAATGGGCGGGAATTGAAACGGTAGGTCAATGCGAATGGGCGGATTATCCGGCGAAAGTGCTGGAAAAGCACTGGCCGGACGTGCCTAAGTGGCGGGATATTAAGACAGTGACAAAGGAGAGCTATTATGAGTATACAGGACTGCGAACAGTTGACATTATTTCAGGCGGATTTCCTTGTCAGCCATTTTCCGTGGCTGGAAAACAAAAGGGTAAAGGGGACGACCGTTATCTCTGGCCGGAAATGCTCCGAGTTGTCCGCGAGCTTGCGCCTCGTTGGGTACTTGGTGAGAACGTACCTGGAATCCTGCGCATTGCAGGGAGAACAGTTTGCGAGGACTTGGAGCGTGAGGGATACGCTGTCGCCATTTTTGATTTTGAAGCTGCGGCTGTCGGAGCGCCACACAGACGGGAACGTATATTCTTCGTCGGCGAATATGTGGCCGACCCCAAAAGCATCGGATTGCAAAGGCACGGGGCCGTGGGGGAGCCGATCACAAAAACACGACATGAAAATTGGGAATTTGCGCGGATGTGTAATATCGCAGGGGAATGGTGGTCAACTGAACCCGATGTGGGTAGAGTGGCTTATGGGGTTCCCGCTCGGGTGGACAGACTTAAATGCTTAGGCAACGCTGTCGTGCCTCAACAGGCATACCCGATATTTAAGGCAATAGCAGATTTGGAGGCCGCCAAATGATCGACCACTGTATCATGTGCGGGGGCTACGTCCCAGAGGGGCGGCAGGTATGTATAAATTGTGAGAGGAGGGCTGCAAGTGGCGAAAAGATGGGCGACGGCGGAAACCAATTATCTGATAGAACATTATCCCGCCAAACGGGAACCGGAGCTTGCGAAGATATTGGGCCGGACAGAGTTATCAATTTACAACCAACTACAACGGCAGGGGCTAATCAAGAGCAAGAAACAGACATACCGAGGCAGATGTTTAGAGCCACTAAAATCCAAACCAATCGGCATTAGGAGTAAGTACCGCTACGACATAACCGATACGACCTGTATGCAATTGTGTATTGGAGATTTTGAGGGATTATCCCACAAAGTCTTATGCGAGCTGTACAGTTTCAACCCGCGTTGTCTGCCACGGATGTTGGATAATATGAAGCAGTCAGGGGCGTACCATCAGTACATAGAGGAGTTTAAGGTATGCAATCCGGCTTGTTATGACAGGGCGGCAAAGCGGCAGAAACGGAAAAGGAGAGTTGGATAATGGGCGACATGCGAGATACATTTGAGTGGTTCCGAGAGCAACACAAGGAGCGAGTGGCGAAGAACCCAGACCGGATCAGATACGCCATAGAGCAATTTGAGGCCAACGGTATAGATTATGAGCTTAAAAACGAGACGACGGGACACTTCCACTGCCGGAGGAAATCTGACGGCAAGCTATTACGTGGCGATCTGGA